TAATTTTGCAAAGCTACAAGGAATGCAAAGAAAGAAACACCTTAAGAAGGTTGTTGTACCGGACTATATTGACTTATCTTATGATTTTATAGTCACAACAGAGTTTTTAGAACAAATGAACGGAATAGTTGAGGCAATAAACTATGCAGAGGGTTCATATTGGGGTGTCAAAGAAAAATTTAATTTTAAGAGTAAGATAGACAGTTTTGATAATGCAGTAGAAATGGATTCTGGTGCAGACAGAGTAATAACAACTAATTTCTCACTAACATTATCTGGCTTTTTAATACCTGATGTACTACAAAGGAAGTTAAATGCTGAAAGTCAAGATGTAATTACATCAATGGCAGTAAAGATTAATGAATCAACAATGCCACAAGAAGACTTTCCAAATACAATGCCCCCAGGAGATACAACAGGTATAAGATTTGAAATTTAATAAAAAATAGTTATAGGAGAACAATAATGGTAAAAAAGTTTACAACAGATGAATTAACAAAATTAAAAGACATAGCTAATAAGTATCTTGAAGTACAAGATAGATTAGGTGGTTTAGAGATACAAAAGGCTATGATAGAAAAACAAAGGGTTAGCATATTATCAGAGCTTGAAGTTTTGCAAAAAAGCGAAGATGAATTAGGCCTTCAGCTAAAAGAAAAATATGGTGAAGGAACTATTGATATTGAAAAAGGAGAGTTTACTCCTAGATCGTAATTTTGCACTTTTTATTTGATATTTATATAACGAATAGAATACATAAACGTATTTCATATGTTAACAGAATTTTAGGAGAGAAATAAATGGCTGAGAAAATTGTATCACCAGGTGTATTTACCTCGGAAAAAGATTTATCATTCTTACCCCAAGCTGTAGGTGAGATTGGTGCTGCGGTAATTGGACCAACAGCTAAAGGTCCTGCAATGGTACCGACAATGGTATCTAATTATACTGAGTTCGTCTCAATCTTTGGAGATTACGTAACTTCAGGTTCAACCGACGCAGATAAAAGAAATTACTCATTTTTAACAAATATTGCTGCAAAAGAATACTTAAAGAATGGTAGCGCATTAACAGTTGTAAGGGTACTATCAGGTAGTTTTACTCCTGCAACATGTAAGGTACCTATTTCAGAATCTGCATATGCTGGAAGTGCTACTGCAAGTGGTACTTATACAAGCCAAGGAGATATTACATCATCATTTACAGTTGAGACACTTGCACATGGTGAAAATATGAATAGTTCTGGTTCAATATCAAGTCATATGCTTACAGCAAGTGGAAGTAGAGATAATTTAAGGCTTGAAGTTAATAATATAAATGAAACAAAAGGTACATTTACACTTCTTGTTAGAAGAGGTGATGACTCTAAAAAGAGAAAGGTTGCTTTAGAATCTTGGAACGATTTATCTCTTGACCCTAATGCTTCAAATTACATTGAAAGAGTTATTGGAAATCAAACTCATGTAATTGCAGGAACAGGTGATTCTAGATATGTACAAACAACAGGTACATATGTTAACAAGTCAAAATATATAAGAATTAAATCTGTAGAAAAAGCTACACCTAATTATTTATTAGAAGACGGTTCAAGAAGATTGGATTCATTAACTGCCTCATTACCAAGTGATGGTGCAGGAGGTGCTTGGTCAGGTTCATTTACTGGTGGTAGTGATGGAAGTGCTGGATGGACTAATACAGCTGCTGCTTGGAATGAAAATATTGATACATACAATGTACAAGGATATAACTACGGTACTGCAACTTCATTTGACAAATTACAAGATGCAATTATTTTAATGGGTAATGCAGATGATTATGATATTAATATGTTATTGGTACCAGGTGTAGTTGCAAATAAGCACTCAGGTTTAACATCATTAATACTTGATACAATGGAAAATAGAGGTGATTCATTTGCAATTCTTGACCCAGTATCACATGGAAATGCTCCATCTGCTGCTGCAACTCAAGGTGATTCATTTGATTCATCATACGGTGCATTCTACTACCCATGGTGTTTAACGAATGATACTTCAACTAATCAATTAGTTTGGGTACCTTCATCTTGTTTAATGGCTGGTGTATATGCATTTAATGACCAGGTTGCTCATGAATGGTTTGCTCCTGCTGGATTAAACAGAGGAGGTCTTGATTCTGCAATTATGGCTGAAAGAAAATTACCACACTCTGATAGAGATACTTTATATGAAAAAGGTGTTAATCCTATTGCAACATTCCCTGGACAAGGTGTATGTGCTTGGGGACAAAAAACACTTCAAAGAAAAGCATCTGCTATGGATAGGGTAAATGTAAGAAGATTATTAATTAGACTTAAGAAGTTCATTGCTTCTACATCTAGATATCTTGTATTTGAAAATAACACAGCTGCAACAAGGAATACATTCTTATCTGCTGTAAATCCATATATGGCAGATGTACAATCAAAACAAGGTCTTTATGCTTTTAGAGTTGTAATGGATGAAACAAATAACACACCTGATGTAATTGATAGAAATATCTTAAAAGGTGAAATATTCTTACAACCAGCAAAGGCTGCTGAATTTATAGTAATAGACTTTAATGTCTTACCAACTGGTGCAACTTTTGGTGATTAATGATATTTATAATAAATAGGAGATAAAACATGGCTCAAGTGATAGACCCAAATGAATTAATGTTTCAGGCATTTCAACCAAAGGTATCGAATAGATTTATCTTGTATGTTGATGGAATACCTTCATTCATTTGTAAAAAAGTAAATAGACCAACAATTGCTATTGAGGCGAAGGAATTAGACCACATCAATACAAAGAGAAAGATTCAAGGTAAGGCTACGTGGGAAAACGTAACTATTGAAATGTACGATCCGGTAGTACCTTCAGGTGCTCAAGCAGTAATGGAATGGGTAAGATTAGGATATGAATCAGTAACTGGTAGAGCAGGATATGCAGATTTTTACAAGAAAAACGTAACAATTAATACATTAGGTCCTGTTGGTGATAAGGTAGAGGAATGGACACTATTTGGTGCATTTATTGTTAATGCTACATTTGGTGACTTGGAATGGGCTACTGATGACCCAATTAATATTAGTGTAGAATTAGCATACGACTACGCAGTATTACAATACTAATCGCTACTTGATATATAAAGAAAATATGCCCCAAATCGGGGCATTTTTCGTCTTAAGGTTATATTTATATATAGGTTATTAAATTATGAATAAAGGAGACAAACATGGCAGGTAAAATGAATACCGACTATCCAGGTGCAAAAAAAGGCACAGGAAACGAAGATATCAAAAAACAACTTATTGAAGAATTTGAAAAGGAAGGTGGAAAGGTTGAGCATGATTTTCCAACTGAGACAATAGAGCTTCCATCAAAGGGTGTATTGTATGAAGAGGGGAATCCATTACGTTCTGGAACAGTAGAGTTAAAATATATGACAGCAAAAGAAGAGGATATTTTAACATCACAAAATCTAATACAGCAAGGTACAGTAATTGATAAATTATTAAAAGCTCTTGTTGTGGGTAATGTACCATATCATAAACTATTAATTGGTGATAAAAATGCAATTATGATTGCAGCAAGAATATTAGGTTATGGTGCTGAGTATGAAGCAGAAATTATGGACCCATGGACTAATGAAAAAGAAAGAATAAAGGTAAACCTACAAGACCTAAAGCAAAAGTCAGGCTTAGTAGAGGGCAAAAATTACACTGATGGTCTTAATCAGTTTGAATATGAGCTACCAAAATCAAAAAGAAAGATTAAGTGGAAAATCTTAAATCACGGTGATGAGGTTAAGATTGGATTAGAGCTTAAGAAAAATCAAAGGGGTAGAAAGAAAGATGACCCTAAAAATGAACTCACTGTAAGATATAAATACATGATTCTATCAGTTGATGGAGATGAATCAGAAGTTGCTATTAATAGATTTATTAAAAATGAATTTTTAGCACAAGATTCAATTGCATTTAGAGAACATATGCAAGAAATACAACCAGATGTAGATATGAGTATTTGGTATTATAGTGAAGCAACAGGTAACGAGCAGAAGATTAAGATGCCACTTGGTGTCAACTTTTTTTGGCCTGGGGCCGGCGTATAGACCTGCCCTTCACAAACAAATCTTCCAGATATGCTATCATGGAGGCGGAGGTTTTACTCATAAAGAAGTTTATAATCTCCCAATTTGGCTGCGTAGATTCTACTTTAAGGAATTAGAAGAACAGTTAAAGGCAGAAGCAGAAGCAAATAAGAGGGCATCAAAAGGTAAGTCTCCAAATTCAAGACCACCAAGCTATTCAAAGCCTTCTAAACCTTCAATGCCATCTAGACGTAGATAATTTATCCTAATTGATATTTATAATAAACTAATTAGGAGAATTATCTATGTCGACAAATAACTACAGTAAAAGAAGAGAGCTTAAGGAGCTAATAAAAGCTGAGATAAAAGGCAATATTAGTGAATGGTCACCACTAAAAGACCTACAAGGTATAGTTAGAGGTATAGCTTCAAAAGTTTATGATAAAAAGAAAAATATCAAAAATTATGAAATAGACCAAAAAGTTGCAGTTGTTAAAAAGAAAAGAAGGTCTGCTTATGATAACTTATTAAAGCTTGCAAAAAAGCTAGAAAAAGAATACGGTAGCTGGGATAAAGTACCATTTGGTTTTAAGAATAACATTGAAAAATCAATTCCTAATTTTGAAAAAGAATTTAACTCAATATAAGGTGTAATTTATGGCTAAAGAGACTAAAAGTGAAGCAATGGATGCCAAACAGCTAGCTGCTGCCTATAAGGAAGCTAACGCTGAGGCACAATCATTTGCAAGTATCCTCGATGGTATAGTGGCAAAACAAAAGATGTCAACTGATGAGGCTGCGATATATAATAATTACACTAAGTCTCTAAGTGATGCAATGAGTGAAAATTTAGATGCAGCTACTAGAGCTCAGATGATAGAAACAGCAAGGGTCACATTAATGCAAAACCTTGCAAAGGAAGGGCTAAAGGTAAATAAGATATTCGGCGATATGGCTGATAATATAAAAAGTATGCTTGATGACCAAGAAACTGTTGAGAAAACCACAAAGACGATAGGAGACCTAGAGAAAGAAAGAAAAGATGCAATTGCAGAGATAAACAAAGAGTTTGGAGTATTTGGCAGGTCGTTCGAAGAATATACAAACCTAGCAAGAGACCCAAAGATGATGGGTGTTGTTGCAATGTCTGCATTAATTGCAGCAGTTGGTAAGCTTGGTAGTGCAATTAGAGATACTCAAAAGGAATTAGGTATGAATACTGCTCAGTCTGCAAAGATGGGAGCAGAAATTACAGCTGTAAATGTGCAATTGAAGATGATGGGTGTAGATGCACAGGAGGCATCAACTGCAGTAAAGTCAATATACTTAAATACAGCTCTTACTGGAAAAGAAGTAAGACATGCAGCTATGAATGTTGCTGTACTTACTGAGGCATTTGGAATGTCAGCTGAACAGGCTGCAGAGATGACTGAAGCTTCTAAGGAGGCAGGCCTTAATGTAGATGATATGGCAATTAGTCTTGCAAAGTCAAGAGATGTAGCACCTGCTAAAGTATTAAGTAATATGGCTGGTAGTATGGATGAGATAGCTAGATTTGGTAAGGAAGGTGCTAAAAGCTTTGTTGAAGCTGCAATGGGTGCATCAGAATTAGGCATAGAATTAAGCTCAGTAATAGATGCAGGAAGAGGTTTATTGGATGTTGAGTCTAGTATAGAAAAGCAAATGACAGCTGAAGTATTACTTGGTAGAAAATTAAATCTTGAAAAGGCTAGATCAGCTGCACTAAGGGGAGATGAGGCAACAGTATTAAAAGAAATACTTAAGAACGTAGGAAGCATAGAGCAATTTCAGTCAATGAATGTTATAGAACAACAAGCACTAGCAGATGCATTAAATATGTCAGTCCCAGATATAATTAAGATGGCAGAAAATCAAGAAAAGATAAAAGATTTATCTGCAGAGGCAAGAGCACACTACGAAGCTACTGGTGAAATACTAAAAGAAAATAAAACAATAAGTGAAGGTGCTAAGCAAGCAATGACACAATTTGGTCTTGCAATAGCACAAGCTGTAGCGCAAGCAATAATACTTAATAAAATGAATAAATGGATGGGTGGTGGAAATACTGGTGGTATGTTAGGAGATAAACAAAAGCAACCAGAAATTAAAACTGATAAGACAACCACACCTGGAAAAACTGGTGGGGCAATGAAGGGTGGAATTGGTAATATGATTAAAGGTGCAGCTGCAATACTAATTCTTTCTGCTGCATTATTTGTATTCGCACTAGCAGCAAAACAGCTAAGTGATGAGATTAATTGGGCAAATGTATTTATAGCAATAGGTGCCTTAGTACTTATGGCAATTGTAGCTGCAGTACTAGGACAATTAGCAGCTAATATATTGATTGGTGCTCTTGCAATATTAGTTTTAGCAATTGCACTTATACCACTTGCATTTGCATTTTGGTTAATAGCAGAAGTTCCGATTGGAACAATGTTTGCATTCATAGGTGCAGTTACGCTATTAGCATTAATAGCTGCTGGACTTGGGTTCCTTGCACCCTGGATATTTGCAGGTGCTGCTGCATTAGCAGCATTAGGTTTAGGTATTTTACCATTGGCATTAGCATTTATGCTACTTGAAAATGTAGATATGGCTATGGTAGGAGAATTCTTTGGTACACATTTACCGAAACTTGTAGCTATTGCACCAGGACTGTTTTTGGCAGGGTTAGGAATGGCAGCATTTGGCTTTGGTGTGTTAATGTTTGCTGCTGGAATTGCTATATTATCACCATTCCTTGAAACTCTTATAGCTTTCGGAATAGCACTACCAATGTTAACTGAAGCTATATTACCTCTTGTAGCTGCTGGTGCAGGTTTATTTACTGTTGCACTAGGAATAGGCTCAATAGCACTTTCAATAGCAGGATTGGCAGTTGCACTATTAATGCTTACTCCAATGCTACCAACTCTACTTATACTTGGTGGAGTATTAGGTGCAGCAATGGTTGCATTTGGTGGAGGAGGTGTTGGTGGTGGAAAGAAAGAAGATAAAAACCAAGCAATACTTGATAAACTAGACGACTTAATTGATGCAGTGAAAGCAGGTGGTGTAGTTAATATTGACGGAATAAAGGCAGGTGAAGTAATAGGATTAGCAACTGGAGGAGGAACAGACTAATGGCACATGGAAACGACCCACAAATACCAGCTTCAGGGCAGATTATTGTAAACCAACAAACAAATCTTGCAGCATTCTATAATGCAAAGCTATCTTCTCATCAGCTAGAACCAGATACATCAGGAGATTCTAGAAAAGATGCATTTCAAAATAAGTCAGATTTATCTAATACGAAAATAAATCTTAATAAAATAGAAGAGAAAGAATCAGAAACTATAATGGAGCAATATAGAAAGTTCAGTATGAGAACTGATTCACCTCAAACTGGTTGGATAAAAGAACCTTTCATTATGAGAGGCATTCAAAGAAATAATATAAAAAAGCCAGCAATTTGGGGAAGCTTTGGTATATCACCTTATATACATAGAGGTGGTGAAATATTTGGACAACCACATGGCCTAGTAAGAGGAGGGATATCAGTAGTAGAAAGGTCAGTTATAGATGGACTAAGAATAGCTAAGTTTATGGTTGGTGGACCAAAAGGTTTATTATTTATAGCACAACAAATAGGTTTACAGCTTACTGCTCCAAAATTAGAACAAAGACCAGTATTAGGATGGGAATCATTAGGACAAATTGCTGGTAGGCCAACAAGAGTTTATAATCCTGCAACAACTTTATTACAAATAGCAGGTAATGCAGCAGGCCTCCATCTTACCAGACATGGTATAATACCTGGCCAGGAAAATACAGATGCCAATTCAATACAAAGATATGCAGAAGTTGCAAAAAGCAGAAATGAAAAATCAGAATTATATACAAGGAATGCAGACCCAATTGGAAGAACGCTAAATAAGGACAAGGCAGGAAATTACAAAAATAGCTATAATAGGTTGTTAAATATGATGTCTGATGCATTTTATCCAGCAAGTGTTAGTAAGGCAGTTGTTAAAGGTGGGGCATGGCCATATCTTTCTGCTCCTGCTGGACCAGCTTCTACGTATGGAATTGGTAAAACAGACATAGTTAGAGTAGAAATAACAGATGATAAACTAGACCAAACAAATATAAAAACATTACCAGCTGGCTATGCTTATAATGGAATGAGCAATATAAATAGAGTACAGGCAATAACTGCTAAAGAAATTAATAGCATAATAGACTTTAGGGTTTATAAAACAGGAAAGGAGGCATTGCCTGCAAATCCTGCAGAATTAGACCCATATAGAAAGGATGGTGGTGATAGTACAATTTCAAAAGGTTTTGGATATAGCAAAACAACAGTAAAAGATGCTTATGAATTGAATGGCAAAGATATGGCTGAAAGTTTAGACACTACAACTAGAGATGAAATAGGTATAGTAAATAGTGATAGAAGTGGAGAGGGAAATACAGATAGTTATACAGAGACACAACTTAAAGGTGCTGGTGATTTAATAGAACTGAGATTCTCAGACATAGATAAAGACAAGAATATAATGGTATTTAGATGTACATTGGCTGGGATAACAGATACATTTGCACCTGAATGGTCTGAGACAACCTATATGGGTAGGGCAGAACCAGTATGGCACTATAAAGGCTCAGCTGCAAGAAAGATAGGTTCAGGCTTTACAGCTTATGCAATTAATAGAACAAGCTTAAGGTCAATGTATCAAAAATTAAATAGACTGGCAGGATATACTATGCCAAAATATGAATCTGGTAATTTTAATCAAATGTCAGCTCCACTTATGAGAATGACAATTGGAGATTATATAGTAAATCAACCCGGATTCTTAAGCTCATTAACATATAATATAGAAGAAGATATGTATTGGGAAACAACAAATACAACTACAGCAGATGGTAGAGTTTCAACATATAGAGTACCAAGAGCAATAAAGGTTGATTTTGAATATACTATTATTGAAAAAGACCTTGTGCAAAGATATAAGAATAACTTTGGTACAAAAGATTGGCTAGATAGGGTTTAATTATGAATAGACATTCAATAACAGCAAAGACAATAAAAGGCAGTGGTCATTATGAGACTACACACTTTCAAGCAGCACCTGCAACAAATAATGATGTATGGATAATTGCAAAAAAGTATGATAGACTAGATTTATTGGCTAATAGATATTATGGTGATAGAAGCCTTTGGTGGGTAATTGCAGTAGCTAATGATTTTGTAAACGGTTCTATTGTAATACCTATGGGAAAAAGAATAAGAATACCTAGTAATGTAAATGATTTTCTTAAGTCGGCAGACAAGTCAACATTTGACATAAAAGGAAAAGATGCAGGAGGTCTTCCAACTGGACTAGGAGGTTATTAATGGCACAATCACCAAGTACAAGGGGTATATCTTTAGACCCATTACACCCAAATATTTCTCAATTAATTGAAAAGTATGAAAGTGCGAACAAAAATGATAAGACATCAGAAATTATAAAAGAAATGCATGGTAGGACACCTTGGGTAAGTATATCATCAAATGCAGTTGTTGGTGGACAAAATGGTAAAAACTATGAACTAAGAGGAGATTGGGAAGCAGTATCTTCAACGAAGATGGCTGGCAAAAGGACTGATGTAACTACTGATACTGAAGGCCCAAAAGGTATGGGAAACTATATGTATTATGGTGGAAAGACCAGGGGCTTACCAAAGGCAGGTGTTGTTAGCTTAGATATAGACGCAAAAGGTGGTTTAGGTTCAATTAGATACGGAAAGATAAAGTTAAAATGCTTTACAGCACAAGACCTTGCAAAGATAGAAAAATATTATATGGTACCAGGACTAAGAGTATTAGTACAATGGGGCTGGAGTACATATGATGGAGACCCAATTAACCTTTGGGACGATAAATATAACCACGGAAGTGGTGAGATGGATATTCAATTAGATATTTGTAAAAGGGTTCTAGGAGTAAAAACATTATATGACGATGTTCCAGAATTAGGAACTGATAGAAATAAGCCTGGAAGATATGATGCTTTAATCGGGCTTATTACAAAATTTAATTGGTCTATAGATGAAGCTGGTGCATATGATATTGAAGTAGAAGTAACAAGTACAAACGGAATGCTTTTAACAATGCCAATGGATACTGCAGTATTATCTGCTAGTATAATAACTACGACAAATACATTTACAGATGGTTGGGATTGGCCGTGGGGTCCAGGAGATTCAAACGTAGAGGAAAGTGAAGAGCAAAAAATATCTGATGTTGAAGGTATACTCTTCCTAGTAGAAAATTCAAGTGGAAAGGGAACTTGGGAGGTAGAAGGAGGTGATACTGGAACTTGGGACTTTGATGGTAGCTCAGTAACTAAGCAATCTACAATAGATATTGCTGATTATGCTAAGGAGGGTATGATGTTCTCTTTTGGGAAGACAATGAAAGGTTTAGGTGGAGCGGAACAGCCAGATAACGAAGACCAATTCCAAAAGCTATCTTTAAGGCCTATATTAACAACAAAAGCTGCTAAGTCTGCAGGGGGTGGTTATTGGAGTAAAATATCAAAAGCTGATAGAACAATAATGAGAGGCCCTTTTACATGTGTAGAACACGGTCAATCATTTTGTGGCATAGCTTATGGTTATCAAGCTGGAATGTCAAAAGATGGTGAGGTTGCAGACCCTCAATGGCAATCAGAAAAGTTAGGAACATTTGTAAGCTGGAGATTTATTGAAGATGTAATAATTAATCTTGCAGGTTTACCTAAAAATGGTGAAGGAAATCCAGTGGTAGGTATAAGCAGCACACATGAAGTATTTCCTATTGAAATGGGAGACTCTTCAACAAATACTAGTTACGGTGATTATGACCACTCACACAGAGGTCTGTCAAAAGGCATGAAAACAAAAAGATTTTTAAGTAATATGTGCATTAATCACCCCCATCTTAGGTCTACAAATCCAGATGTCTGTTTCCTACCAGGACAGTCTGGTATGCCTTGCTCTCATGAGGAGGCGAAGAATATTGTTGATAATTGGTGTCCAGATGTAAATAAGGAAAAAAGTTATAACTGGTTTACTGCTGGAGACTTTATGTATTGGGCAATTAACTATGGTAGAAGTAGAAGTAAGTCTGGAGTAACTACAAACTCACCAACATTTGGTGTTGCAACTGGATGCGATACATATAGACAAGATGATACAGGTGCGAGGTCTTTCTATCAATGGTCATATAAAAATAAGATGTTAGATGTATTCGCAACAGATAAATCTCATACTGCAGGATACATAAGAAATATAATGGTAAATACAAAGTTTGTAAAAGAGACAT